AGAATATTCAGTGGTCGCACTTAGTCCTTCCTCATTCAACTTCGTTTGGCGAAACAAGAAGGAACTCGAGCAGCATGCCAGCTAGAGCCTTCCGTCCCTACGCCGTCGATCCCGTGGCCCGCCGCGAGAGATTCGACGTCCAGCGTCGCATTGACGATCCTATCCGCAAGCTCTACCAGACCAAGACCTGGCGAGCAGTGCGCAGGATAGTTCTGGCGCGTGATCCTTTCTGCATGATCCATCCGTCCGACCAGGCGCCGGCACTGAGCACCATTGTTCACCACGTAATCGCGGCCCGGAAGTACGTCGACCAGCAGGGCGGCGATGGAAGCTTCTTCTTCGATGAGTCGAACCTGCAGGGAGTGTGCAAGCCATGCCACGACGCCCACACAGCGAAAGAATGCGGGTTCGCTCCGGTGGCGGGGTCTCGATGATGGGAGTGCCTATCGGTAACTCCAATCGCAGCAACGGGGTAGGCAGGTCAATCTCTAGGTTCGGCGGCCAAAAAACCGCTCGCCGGGCTTTTGCGCGCGTCTCCCGTTCAACAATTTGAAGGTTCGAAGCGGAAATTGCCACAACCCAGAATTCCAACAGCGAAGCTCGAAGCGCGCGGCTCTTATCTCAAGCATCCGGAGCGCAAACGTGAACGAGCACAAGAGCCGAAACCGACCGGCGAACTGGGCGAGCCGCCAGCAGAACTAGACAAGAATGAAAAAGCAGCGTGGCTCTATATCGCAAGCCTTTTGCCACCTGGCGTTGCGAAGAACTCTGACCGCATCGCCATGGAAGAAGCCGCTTGCCTGCTCATAACTTGCCGATCAAAAAGAGCAACGGCCGCCGAAAGAAATCTTCTAAAAGCGTATCTAAGAGACTTCGGGATGACGCCGGCAGATCGAAGCCGCGTAAGCGCAAGCTCGCCCGAGACGCCAAAGAACGACCCGTGGAGTCGTCTGGCAAACCAGAAGCCGCAATAACGCATGTCGAAAAAGCCGCTAAATATATTCGCGATGTTCTCAGCGGGGAAATTCCCGCATGCAAATGGGTGCGCCTCGCTTGCCAACGGCAACTCGATGACCTCGCGAAAGAGAACACCCCAGAGTTTCCGTGGCGATTCGATGTTGAGAAAGCCGAGCGTGTTTGCTGGTTCGTAGAACTATGCCCGCATATCAAAGGCCCGCTTCGCGGGCAGTTGATGAGGCTCGAATTATGGCAGTCCTTCATCTACACGACTGTATTCGGATGGGTCTCGGCGACCGGAGCGCGGCGATTCCGCGAAGCATATACAGAGGTTCCCGGCGGGAACGGGAAATCGGCCATGAGTTCTCCGACCGGCCTCTTCATGCTGGCGGCGGACGGCGAGGGCGGCGCGGAAGTTTACTCCGCGGCGACCACGCGAGAGCAGGCGCGCATTGTATTCGGCGTGGCGCAAGCCATGGCGCAGGGCATGCCGGAATTCCGGGAGCGGTTCGGCGTCAAAGTTTTGGCGCATGCAATTGCGCAAGAGAGTTCAGCATCGCGGTTCAGCCCGCTCAGTTCCGACGCGGGAACGAGTGAAGGAATTAATGTCTATCTCGCGATCATCGACGAGCTTCACAAGCACAGAACGCGCGACGTTTACGACACGATTAAGAACCATACGGGGAAAAGATCGCAACCGCTTGTCTGGACGATCACCACGGCGGGATCGGACCGCGCCGGAGTCTGTTACGAAGTTCGCGGATATATCACGAAAATTCTTGAACGGGTATGCGACGACGAACGGATTTTCGGAATTATCTACACCATTGACGATGAGGACGACTGGACGCTGGAGTCCTCATGGCGGAAAGCAAATCCTAACTGGGGAGTCTCGGTTTTCCCGGATGCCATCGCTGCCGAAGCGCATCAAGCTCTGCAGCTCGCATCGAAGCAGCCGGCCTTCAAGACTAAACATCTCGATATCTGGGTTAATGCCGATCACGCTTGGATGGATATGCAGCGTTGGTCGAAGTGCGCGGACCCAACTCTCAATGAAACCGACTTCTCTGGACAGCGTTGCATCCTTGGACTCGACCTCGCTTCAAAGCTCGACTTGCTCGCCAAGGTCAAGATTTTTTGGAAAGACGTTGAGACCCGTATCGACGGGAAAGACCCGCAAACGAAACGCCACTACACCGTTTTCGGCGATTACTGGACGCCAGAGGATCAGGTGGAGCATTCCCCAAATTCTCAATACAAGGGTTGGGTGATCGACGGAAACCTCCACACGTGTCCGGGCGTCACGAATGACTACGACGTCGTGGAAGATTCGATCCGCGATGATTGTCGGAGGTTCGAAGTTCTCGAAGTAGCCCATGACCAATATCAAGCGCAGCAGTTCGTAAACCACCTGGGGCCAGAAGGCGTCACGATGGTGGAAGTCCCACAGAATGCGATCCAGTTTACGGAGCCGATGCGAGAACTCGAAGCCGCCGTTTACGACGGGAGATTTCATTTCAACGGCGATCCGATTCTCACTTGGGCAATTTCAAACGTCGTCTGCCATCGCGACCGAAACGACATGATCTTCCCGAACAAAGAAAAGTACGAAAGCAAGATCGATCCCGTGACGGCACTTCTCACCGGGCTTAATCGAGTCATGGCCACGGATGACAGCGTCGGCGAAGCGAAATTCGTATTCATCTAGATTCCTCGTCTACAAACTCATGAACCGATTCACCATTGGCTCCGCCCTTCTTGGCTTCACGCTGATCGTCGCCGGCGCCGCCTGGATTTACCGCCCAGCGGGGCTGCTCGCCGGCGGATTGCTCTTGCTCCTCGCCGCACACGGTTCCCTGCGCATGCCTAAAGCCTAAATGCCGAAAATGAGATCAGTAGGTCGCGCGTTCGGCCAGTTCATCGGGAGCGCGGTAGGTTTTCGCGCCGACGCCGGCCTCGGCATTGTGGGCTCGCCGTCGCCCGATTCCGATTTCTATTACCACAGTCTGGGGCAGCGCAGCGCGGCGGGCCCGAACGTTTCCGCCGCAACGGCCATTCGACTGGCGGCCGTTTTTGCCTGCACCCGAGTATGCGCGGAGACGCTGAGCTCGCTTCCCATCAGCGTCTATCGCGAACTCAAGAGCGGAGGCCGCGAACCAGCACGTGATCATCCGGCGCAAGAGCTTTTTATTGAACCGAATCCCTGGCAAACCGGCATGGAGTTTTTCGAGATGCTGCAGGGGCATCTCGAACTGAGGGGCAACGCCTACGCGCTGAAAGTTTCAGGCGGAGGGCGGGCGATCGATCAACTCATTCCATTACACCCCGATCGCGTGAAGGTCTATCTTCTGCCGAACCACCGACTGCGTTATGAAGTGACGTCCTACTCCACGGGCCAGATTGATCGCTATTCCCAGGATGAAATTCTGCACCTGCGCGCCTGGTCGTCGGACGGCATCATGGGCATGAGTACGGTCAGCGCGGGCGCGGAAGTCATCGGCGTGGGCCTCGCCCAGCAGGAACATCGGGCCCGCTTCTTTCGCAACAGCGCGATTCCCGGACTCGCCGTCGAAACGACCAAACTTACGCCCGAGGCGACCGAGATTCTGCGCGCTTCACTAGCCGAGGGCTTCAGCGGCTCGAACGCATTCAAGGCGATAATCGCGCCGCCGGGCATGACCGTTAAACCGCTGGGCATAACCAACAAGGATTCGCAACTGATCGAGGCCGGCAATGCGACGCGCACCGATATTTGCGGCATATACCGCGTCCCTCCGCACAAGATTGGCGATCTCAGCAAGGGAACCTTCTCAAACATCGAACAGCAGAACATCGAATTCGCGACCGACTGCATGCGGCCGCGGATCGTGCGCTTCGAACGGCGACTCGACCGCGACATTGTAGGGTCTCTCCGGGCCTTCGAATCGGCCAGCGGCGATTACTACGTCACCTTCAATATGGACGCTCTTTTCCGCGGAGACATGAAGAGCCGCTATGAGGCGATGTCGCAGGGGATTAACTCCGGTTGGCTGCTGCGCAATGAAGCCCGAGCCTCGGAAGGCAAAAATCCGGTTGAGGGACTTGACGAGCCCCTCGTAGCCGTCAACATGGAGACCGTCAGCCAGGCGCAGAAGAGAAGCGATGCGAACCTTGCGGCCGCCAACGCGTCATCGGATTCCCAAACCACTTCGGAAACCGACACAGTAGAAAACCTCGACGATTCGGGCGGTTCCCCCGAAACTCCTGAGACCGAGCCAGCAGATCAAAACGCCATGGCGAGGGACAAATTGAACGATGCTAAGCTCCGCGCCCTGGCGATTGCCGCGGCTGGACGCATTGTGCGCAGGGAAGTAAAAGCTTTGCGAAAGTTGGCAATCAAAGCACAGGACGGCCCAGCCATCGAAGGCGAAGTTTGGGATTTCTATCGCGATCTAGCTCCTATAGTCGCGGAGGCGCTCGCCATTCCGTCAGATGTGGCCACACGCTATTGCAACTCACATGCCTCCCTCGTCTCCACGTCGAAATCCACACTGCTCGACATGGCCATTGATCGGATCGAAGAAGAAGAGCCTGTAACTCTCGCCGATCTCGCCATGGGCGAGCGGCGCGATGCCAACACGCACATATCCGAAAGAGGAGTCCTCATCTCATGAAATATTCCCGCATCGTTGCCGAATTCTACAGCCGGGCCTGGGCCCTGCGCGAAGAAACGCTCTTTGCCATGCAGGAACTCATCCGGCTACAGGCGGCCGAAGGCCTGAAGTGGACGGCTGAAGAAATTCGCCAGCGCATCGATGCCGCCAACGCCGAAAACGGCTATGTCGCGGATCCTCGAGCGGCCGCCCATTTTATCGCCGGCGACAATGTCGTCCCGATGCAGGCGGCTTCCGGAAAGCGCGCATCCGCGGCGCCCGGCAGCGTGGCCGTCATCCCCATCACCGGAATCATTTCGCACCGCATGAACATGATGTCGTCAATTTCCGGCGCCGGCGGCACGTCGATCGAGAAACTGACGGCGCAATTCCGCCAGGCCCTCGGGGATACGAACTGCAAAGCCATCGTATTCGACGTGGACTCGCCAGGAGGAAGCGTCGAAGGAGTGATGGAGCTGGCCTCCGAGATCTTCGCCGCGCGCAAACAGAAGCCGATTACCGCGGTCGTCAATTCCATGGCCTGCAGCGCGGCCTACTGGCTGGCTTCGGCGGCGAATGAGATCGTATGCACCCCGAGCGGTCAAGCCGGCTCGATCGGCGTCTACATGACGCACCAGGACGAATCGAAAGCGCTCGAGAACGACGGAATCAAGATCACGGTCATCAAGGCAGGGAAGTATAAAACGGAAGGCAATCCTTCCGAGCCTCTCTCAGACGAGGCGCGCGCGGCCTTCCAATCGAAGGTCAACGACTATTACGGCATGTTCGTGAAAGCCGTGGCGCAGAATCGTGGAACGTCGCAAGCCGCGGTGCGTGATGGCTACGGCCAGGGACGCAGCGTGCTCGCCGCCGGCGCGGTGAAAG